TCTATGGAACCGAATAAAGAACTAGAACAGGCAATCGAGAATAAATTCTTGACACCATCTAAATTTGCAATCGAAATCGAAAAGATTGTTGCAGCAGAAGAAGACTTCAATTATATTGATGCAATCTGCTACTATTGCGAAACTAACAATATTGAGGTAGAATCAGTATCGAAGTTAATATCTAAACCTTTAAAGGAAAGATTAAAATGGGATGCAACCCGTCTTAACTTCATGAAACCCACATCAAGAGCAAAATTACCTTTGTAATGCCTACACAAAAAGAATTAATGCATTATCGCTTACAAGCGATGTTGCGTGAGCACACATTTAAAGATTTGGAATATATCGGTGTGCGTCCTGATAGTATCGGTGTAGATCAACACTGGTATCTCATTGCAGGTGTTGAAGTTCCTGTTGATGCAATTGAAGACCTTGGTAGTATGGAAGAGATTGATGAAAGTGACACCATTTGAAACGTATCAGTCATATCTATCAATGAAAAATCATTTTACAAACAGTAAGTATGATTTCTTTAGATATGGTGGTAAATCTAGTGCTACAGTTACCTCTTTTAATAAGAGGAAAGACAAGTATTGGTTTGAGAAAACATCAAGAAAATACACTGATGATGAAATAGTAAATTTTCTACTTGCAAATTTTGTTACTACAGATAATCCAAAAAATTTATGGATTGGTGAGATTATTAACTCTGGAGAAAGAACTTATTCTGATTGGATGAGAAGACAGCAAAGTATTTCATATATTTTCAAAGAACAATCGAATGAATTGCTTGAAGACCAGAATTTAGAGAAGATATTAGAATGTAAGAAAGGGCATCCTATTATATTAAAGAGATTTTTAGGTGGAGATATATCTTTAGAGACGTTTGTAATATTTGATATTATTTTTGCATTCTCGGAAACGTTTGATAAAAAATTAAAGGATCCAGTATGGGAAACCGTCAGTCTTAAACTTAAAAAGTACAAACCTTTCCTAAATATAAATGTATTTCAATTTAAAAAAATCTTAAGGGAAATTATCAATGAGTGAATTTTTTGATTCTGACATAGTCAGAGAGGGTTTGGAAGATATCAATGCTTTACAAGCAGAGATATATGGAAATGCCTTTAAATTTGGTACGATGAGTCGTGAAGATAAACTTGAACATATTGAAAAACTTACAGAATTATTAGAAAAGCAAAAACTAATGTATACACGCATTAGTTTATCAAAAGATCCAGAGGCAATTGAGTTAAAGGAACATTTAGAGCAATCAGTACAACTTCTTGGTTTTCCAGAAGGAACTGATATGTCACTATTATTCTCTGGAATGTCAAACACTATTGACAATTTGAAAACACAACTTGATTAATGAATGATATTACAATCGTAACTGCTTTTTACGATATTGGGAGAGGAGATTGGAAATATTTTACTAGAAAAACATCTTATTATTTTGAATGCTTTGAAAGATTATGTCAATTAAAAAATAAAATTATTGTATTCAGTGAAATCAAATTTAAATTACTTTTTGATAAAATTATTCGTGATATAAAACCAGATTTAGTAGTAATTTACGAAGATATATTTGAAACAAATAAAGAATTAATCAATAAAATAAAGAAAACACAGCAAATTCTACAAAAGGAAGGTGGTTTAACTTATGGACTTACATCTCCAGAACATTGGTGTCCTGAATATGTTCTCCTTACTACTTTAAAGACATATTTTTGTTGTACCGCTATAGATAAGATTTCCGATGTCGATAATATTGTATCTTGGATAGATTTTGGATATATTAGGAAGGAAAAATATTTACCAGAATCAAAAATTTGGCAATATAATTTTGGTAACAAAATATATCTATGGAGTATAAGAAACATCCCTCAAAAAATTAATATATTAGAAATAATTAAAAATAATACAGTTTATATAATGGCTGGTCATATTGTTGCTTCAAAGGAAAAATGGTATTATCTTAATAAGGTAATGAATGAACAATTAGAAAAACTTTTATCAAATTCATTAGTAGATGATGAGCAAACTTTATTATTACTATCATATATGTCAAATAAAAAAGAATTTGTATTGTACAGAGAAATTATTGATTATGATAATTTAGATTGGTTTTATATATTTCAGTATTATAACCAATATAAATAGTATTAATACTAAGTATTGACAAACTTGACTATTTTTGTTATAATCCAACTATCCAACGTATCCAATTTATCCGAGGTATCCAAATGTCTTTTAAAGACTTAAAAAAACAATCCAAACTTGGCTCACTTACTGCAAAGTTAGTAAAAGAAGTCGAGAAGATGAACAACACAGGCGGTAACACTGATGACCGCATATGGAAATTAGATGTAGACAAAGGTGGTAACGGCTATGCTGTTATTCGTTTCCTACCCGCACCAGAGAACGAAGACCTACCTTTTGTAAAACTATATTCACACGCATTCCAAGGACCTGGTGGATGGTATATTGAGAATTCTCTTACCACACTAGGACAGAAAGACCCTGTTTCTGAGTACAATTCATTACTCTGGAATAACGGTACTGATCTTGGAAAAGAAACTGCAAGAAAGCAGAAACGTAAGTTAACTTACATCAGCAACGTATATGTTGTAAAAGATCCCGCAAACCCTGAGAACGAAGGCAAAGTATTCTTATACAAATTTGGTAAGAAAATCTTTGACAAACTCACAGCAGCAATGCAACCTGAGTTTGAAGATGAAGAGGCAATCGATCCATTCGATTTTTGGCAAGGTGCTAACTTCAAGTTAAAGGCAAAAAATGTAGCAGGATACAGAAACTATGATAGTTCTGAATTTGCTGCTGTAAGTCCACTTCTTGATGATGATGACGCTCTTGAATCATTGTGGAAAAAACAGTTCTCTCTTGCAGAACTTGCTGCTGCTGATCAATTCAAGACTTATGAAGAGTTAAAGACTCGTCTAGATTATGTTCTTGGTAATAAGAAAACAGCAACTCCACAATATGAAGTCGCTGATGAAGATAATGATCGTGGTGCTGCAGAGGAATTAGTTACCGCTGCTGTATCGACAACACCATCCTCAGTTAATGAAGATGATGACGATGCATTATCGTATTTTGCGAAACTAGCAGAAGAATAATTACATGGGGGTCAAACGACCCCCTTTTTTTATGTTGTTAAATCAGTTACATCTGTCCTTGCTAGTGAACTAGTGATATAATTAGAACATTTACTATATCTTACTACATCTTTTAAATCATTGACAAAAGTTTGTAAATATCCTGTTCTTAATAAGTCAATATTTCTCTTTTTTTCATTTTCATCTATTTCATATTCAAAGTTTGTTACGGGTCTTGCAATATTGTCAGTAGCAACAGTGTATTCATTTTTATCATCTAATTGTGTATTACCTGCCTGAGAAATAAGTGTAAAACGATTTGTTGGATAACGTAGAGAACTACCATCCATTTTAAAATCTACATCAACTATAAGATTGGGTGGTAATATTTGACGACCTTTACTATCTTTTATTTCATATGTTTCATAATGATGAACCTCATTCATTTTTGTTTCAGTGCCATATTTACTTAATGCAAGATCATACATTTGATAATCTTGAAGTGGCCATTCGTCAGTAATATTTGTTATACCTGCAGTTAATATCACAACAAAATCATATTGAGAACTTCCATATACATCCTCTGCGATTGTATCTGGTCTATCACCATCTTCTATAACGTACTTATTAAATAATGATACATTTTCTTTTAAGTAATCAAATAATTTTGACCTACGGAATATATTTTTAATTTCAATTAAATCACCAGTAGAATTTTTATCTGGCAGTGGTGATTGGTATAATATGTTTGGTAAGTGTTTGAAATATGCCATTAGAAACCAACTCCATTGGAATCGCCAGAATTTAAAGTATCATAATCTTCTTGATAAATTGGATTGAGTTCTTTGAAGGTAAGACTCATCTGTATACTTACTGGTGTACCATCACTATATGATGCAAAAGTACCAGCGTTCGTATAATTAACAGCCATTCCAGTTAAAGCACAATGCTTGAAACTATTTAAGAAAGGATGATCCTTACCATTATGTAAGTATCTTAGTTGAAATACATCTGGTGCTCTTAAAAATACACTACCTTGACCTCCTGAATCGTTTACACCTTTTTTAGCAGCCATTGAACTTTTAAAAGCACGAATTATGTGCTTAACTCTCATTGATTCTTCTGGACTTCTTGGTGAAAAAACTACATTCATTGGAAATGAACGTAGATTCACGCTATTAAATAGTAATTCTAGATTAGAGTTTAATACTTGTCCTGTTGCTCTACCGATTGCACTATTAATATTAATGTTTTGACCTTGTGGATCTATCGCTCTACCTGCAATTCCTGCTGTAACTGCTGTTCTTAGATCATCTGTTAGTCCCATACCACTAGTAGCAGCAGCTGTTAAAGCTGCTTTCAAATCTTCAAAAGTTTCTTCTGTATCTGTCAGAAGACCTGCTGCTGCTTGTAATCCTGCTAATTGAAATACATTCATAGTATCATCACCCCAAGTAACAGTATTAGAGTCGTTAACATCTTGCGGAATTGGTAGTTCAACATAATAAAGACTTTTTGTTCCACTACCACTCTTACCAATCATATCTGATGCACCTTGATTATCTAATCTTATATTCACAGGTCGCATGGTTGTAGAACCGTCTTTGTTTCGCATATATTCATCAGGTTTAATGGTATAACCATTTTTAACACCCGTTTTCCCCGATGTATTTTTTAATGGTGTATAACCAACTTCTAATCCAGTTTTTGGTGGAATATACTCAAAACATTTTATTAACAATCTTGAACCGTTAGATTCATCAGGAGTTATTGCAACGGGATATGATAATTGCTTTGGATGTGGTAATTTTCTTTTACCAGCAGTTTTTTTTGTATTTCCTAATAGTTTTGTTTTATCGACACCACTTTTTATTTGCAATTCTCTATTTTTTTGCGGATCTACCCGCCATGTTCCCAATGCCATTATCGACCTTTTATACTTGTATCAACTATTTAGTCGTATTCTGCCAAATGGAATAGTCCGTAGGTCTCTCAATTCCATTTCATCTACTTTATATAAACCACCTACAACTTCTGGAAATGTATATTGTCTCATTTCACCCCAGTGAAAATTAAGACCCTTGAATCCCCATTGGAAAACATCTGTCACTGCAACAAGAGGATGTGCATCATATCTTATATTAGGAGTTTTTGGTTGATATACAAAAACATAATAATTTCCTGCCTCTGGAACATTACTTCCTTCAGTTAATACTTCTAATATATTTTGTGCTAAATCATCAGGATTTTCATTCCCAATTAGATTTTTCATTACGGGGTCGATGCGGCTCATATTCCTAACTCTTTTTCTGTAACAACTTTAAATTCCCATTGACGATCAGCACAAAACTCCTGTGCCATTTTCCATTTTGCTTGATTCTTTGCATATTCATATGCTTCACGAATATAACCTTTAGTTTGTCTCTTTGGTTTCACTGGTGGTTTTGTTTGCTTTGCAGGTTTAACTTCAATTACATATCTTTTTACCTTTCCACCCCTTTCTTTGACTTTCATATAGAAGTCTGGAAAGTAACGATGAACTCGATTATCTATGGGTGAACGATATGGGATAGCAATTTCTTCACTTGCCCATTCTAATATTGAATCATTTTTATCACAATACACCATGAACTTTCTCTCCCAGAGTGATCTGTAAATTATATTAGTTGGATCACCTTTATACTTTTTAGGATAGGAAGGGTAGTATTTTCCCTTATAAGACATCTAAATACATATGATATGTAATTTTATTTAGA